TGATTTTATTATACACCTAGCAGCAAATGTAGGTGGATTATTTAAAAATCTAAGAGAAAAAACATCAATGTTTAAAGATAATGTAAGAATGAACGAAAATGTTTTGGAAATATCTAATAAATATAATGTTAAAAAAGGTATTTTTTGTCTTTCTTCTTGTATATTTCCATATAAACCTAAAAAATATCCTATGGATGAATCAATGATACACGAATCAGAACCACATCCATCAAATGAAGGTTATGGTTATTCTAAAAGAATGATGGAAATGCAGTGTCGAAACTATAATAAACAATATGGAAGGAAATATATATGTCTTATACCTGTAAATTTATATGGACCATATGATAATTTTAACTTAAAAGATTCTCACGTGATTGCAGGAATAATTCATAGATTTCATAATACAAAAATAAATAAAGAAAAGTTTGTAATGTATGGTTCAGGAACGCCTTTAAGACAATTTATATATTCATATGATTTTGCCAAAATTATATTAAAATTTTTATTTGAATATAAAGGAGATATTACTAATATCATATGTTGTAATGATGAAATATCTATAAAAAAATTAACAGAAACTATTTCTTTAATTTATGAATATAAAACTGATAAAATTATTTGTGATTTAACTAAACCGGATGGATGTAAAAGAAAAACTGTAGATGGAAGTTTATTTAAAAAAATATTTCCTAATTTTGAGTATACTAGTTTAGAAAACGGATTAAAAGAAACAGTTGATTGGTTCACAACAAATTATAATACCTGTAGGAAATAAAAATTAAAATCTCATTAGTTCCTTTTTTTTAGTTCCTTTTTTTTAGTTCCCTTTTTATTAAGTAATTTTACAAATCGTTTAAAATTATAATATCAATATATATTAATATGGATATTGAAATACACGATGGAGAATCAATGTATCAATTTATCAATAAAACTAAGTATCTTGTAGTATACCCAAATAAACAACCAGTATTATTTAAATCTTTGAGGGATATTGAAAATGATATATTAATATCAGTCTCTACCATATCCAAAAAACTACAAGAAGGAAGTTCGTTTATTTTTACATCAAAACATAGCGGATTCACTTTTTATATACAAGAATTAAAAAACTAAAGTAATTATTATAAACATATGTATAAAATAATTACTAAATTCAACATTGACAATCAAAATTCTTACCCTTCTTACGATTCAAATATCTTTCATAACTATTATGTTTTTCATCTACAATATCTGGTTTCGTTATTTTATGAGTTAATAAAGACTTTCTCATCAATAAATTATGAGAACTAGATAACTTAGATTTTTTCTTATTAAGTAAAGGATTAGGCTTAGTTGGACAGTTATCTGGGTTATGATTGTTTATAGATCCACTAGGGAGTTGATTATTATTTGAAGTAATGAATGTTCTAATATATCTTTGACGCATTAAAGGCATTATATATATAAAGAATATTTAAAAATTGAATATTAAAATAAATTATATTATTTTTATAATAAATGTCAAAAAGTGTTTTTAAATGTGGTTATTGTTGCAAAGAATACACACAAGCAAATAGATTTGAAAGACACTTTACTATATGTTCGTTTAATAATAAAAAATTCAGAACAGTTAGTATAAATAAATCAATATCTTTGGAGACATTAAATACTAAAATGGATAAAATACTATACATATTAGAATCTCAAAATAAAAGAATAGAAAATTTAGAAAAAAAGATAGTTAAGAGAAAAAAAATTGTAAAAAATATAAAACTATGGTTAAATGAGAATATAATTATTAACTTTAAATTAGATAATTGGAAAAAAAATATAGAAATTTCCGATTTCGATTATGACTGTGTAGTGAAAGACGGATATATAAATGGATATTTAAGAATATTATTAAAAAACATAAAAAAAATAGAAAATAAGTTTATATATGCGTTTAATGGAGGAACAAATAAATTTTATATTTTTGATAAAGAATGGAAATTGTTAGATATTAGTTTATTCAATAATATATTATTTAGCATACAAAGATTATTAATAATTATGGCTATAGATAAAAGAGATAATATGAAAAATATTTCAGAAGAAAAAGAACGGGAAATGTTAAGAGAAAATAGTATAATTTATGGAAATAATCACAATGATTGGAACATAAAAATTTATAATAAATTATATAAAAATTTAAAAATAAAAATAGATGATATTATATAATGTCTATTTCAAAAACTATCTGGTGTTTAAGACACGGACTTTCATTACATAATGTAATGTATAAAACAATGGGTAACTTGGCGTATATTCATCTAGAAGACACAAATTTATTAGAAGAAGGATTTATTCAAGCTAAAAAAACAAATCAAGAATGGAATAAAATTAATAACATTGATATAGTTTTTGTTTCACCGTTAACTAGAACAATACAGACGGCATTAAACATTTTTAGAAATATAGATGTCAAAATATATGCATTAGATGTAATAAAAGAATATCCAGGAAGTTATGAAAAGATAAATAAACGTAAATCAAAACAAATTTTAATAGATAATTATGGAGATAAAATAGATTTTTCATTGTTAATGAATGATGAAGATACTTATTGGAAAGAAGGAATTGAATTTAAAGAAACTATTCCACAATTAAAAAAAAGAGTTGAAATGACTAAAGAATTTTTTAAACAGAGAAATGAAAAAAATATAGCTATGGTTTCCCATAGTTCTTTTATTCATTATTTTTTATATGATAACTTAGATGATGAAAATGTTGATCTAAAACATTGTTTTCCGTATGAATACAAGTTATAGATATTTTTCCATAAACTCATTGGCTAATACTATAGTTATACCTAATTTTTTAGCTTTTTCCATTTTACTAGTAGTTTCATTCATTGATGTTACTATAACAAAATCTGTATTTTTACTTACAGATGATGACAATTTAATACCTAATTCATCTAATTTTTTTTTAAGAGTTTTATCTTTTGCACCGGTCATTACTATTTTTTTATCACTAAGAGAATGCTTTTCTTTCTTAGTGTTATTTGTCTGAGTTAATCTATGATTAAGATCGATATCTTTCATAAATTCGATAAATTTTTTTATATTAGGAACAAATAATCCTGCTGTTCTTACATTAAATCCTTCTAGTGAACTAATCATTTCTAATTTTTTATTATTAGATGCTTTCATAGTAAGAATATTTGGATAATTATCCATAATTAGTTTCATTTTTTTTACACCCAATCCTCTTCCAAACATATTGCTCGCAGACATTAAATCACTTAAATCGCAATTTTCAAGTCTATCTTTAATACTATTTATAATTTTTCCACCTGATTTTTCCTTAAATCCTTCAATTTTAATGTAATCATCCAAAGTCATTCCTAAGATCTTATAAATATCTGTATATCCAGCATTATATAATCTTTTTATATTTCCTCTTCCTAATCCCGTAACATCTATAGTTTTAAAGAAATCATCCATCTGTTTAATTCTTACTACTTCATTAGTGTCTGCGTCCAACAGAATCAAATCTATCTTGCTTTTATTCCATTCATATTCATATCCAGTAGGCATTTTTGGTTTGTCTGATGGAGCGACCACAGAATGAACTTTTGGAATAACGTCCCCGCTTCTAATGATCTGAATAATTGTTCCAATTCCAATATTGTTATTAACAATATACGCAGCATTATGAGCAGTAACATACTGAATTTTAGCTCCACCAATTTTCACGGGTTTAATCTTAAGTTTTGGCTTAAGATAACCATCTTTACTAGGATGCCATTCAACATCCAATACCATAGATTCTACTATCTGATCAGACAATACCATTTTAAATGCAAATGCGTGATCAGGATTTCCAGATTTTCTTGGATATATCTTATCGTGAGTTACTATAATGCCATCTATCTCGTGTTCTAGACTTTCTCTCCAATCCATAAGTAATTCAGAAAGCATTTCATTATCAACCTTTTTAACTGTATTATTTTTTCCTTTCACTACTGGAACAGTATTGTATTTATTATCAAGCAAATATTTTATTTGTTTTGATGGTTTAAGAACCGGCTCGATAACTTCATAGGCAACAAAATCAATATCTTTAACCATTGAAGGTTCAATATTTTTAGAATTAGCTACTCCAGCTACAAAGTTTCTGGTATTAGCAAAATTCTTTGAATATTTCTTCTTAAAGACCTTTTTCTTTATTATAAGTTCTCCTCTAACTGTAAAACCTTCATTTAAAAACACTTCCTTGGGCGTTGGAACATTAATATAATCTATCATCCAAGATATATCTTGTCCAGTAGTCCCATTTCCTCTTGTATATAGTTTATATACACCCTCTTTTGATTGATATAATGCCGATATACCATCCATTTTAGCACTTACAACATATGGACCTTTATATTTTTTTAGTTTTCTTTGAATACCTTTTTTATCTTTAATTTTATCCATAGACCACATCTGAAATGGAAGTTTAACCTTAGATTTTTCAACTACTACAGAACATTTAGTATGTCCTTCTGAAATAGCAACATTATTTGGAAATTTTTCTTCAATATATTCTTTTAGCATATCATATTGTGAATCAGTCATAACTGGTTCATTATTACAATAATATAATGTATTTGCTTTACGAATCATAGAACTCAATTCTTGTTCATTAAGAGTGTTAAGATATGGTTCACCTTCTGACAAATATTTTTCAATAAAAGTCATAGATCTTGATTTATTTTTAATAACCTTCTTTTTCATTTTAATTACCTTTCTTCTTTTAACAGATTTATTCATAGTTAATGTTAATATTATTATTTTTCATTTATTATTTTAAATCAATTTATTTAAATATTGTATTTAGGAGCGAGTTATAATTATTCAATATTTATCAATAAATATATCAAATGTGGAAATGGATCTTAATGATCCCATTTATACAGAGTGTTTTTAGTTTAGATATAACTAAAAATTATTGTATTAATCAACCATCTTGTTCTGATTCAAGATGTTGGTTATCAACTCCTTGTAGATATGATTCATATTGTATGTATAAAGAAATAGGAGGAGAATTAAAAGAGTATTCTTGTAGTTGTAATTATAAAACTTCTACTGGGATACAAGCATATCAAATTCCAGATTGTGATGATTCTTATAGTTATATATCATTAATTGATAATAATAATTATTATTGTGTAGTAGGAGATGATAATGAATATTATCCTAATTCACCGGATAAAAGATATGGTGGGGTATGGTGTAAAGAAAGTGAATATGAAGGAGATAGTATTTTTAAATTAATAAAAACTAATGAAAATAATAAATATAATTTAAAATTTGAAGATAAATATTGTAAAAATGAATATTGGAGAAGAACTAGTTATGATGGAAGATATAGAATAGAATGCAGACAAACATCATCATCTTCCGCAGAAAAATTTGAATTAATATTACAATCAGATGGAACTTATAAATTAAAAGATTCAAGTAATAAATGGTGTTTTTCAGATGGAATTACAGGAATCAGATGTAGATGGTCATCAGGAGGAAATTTTAAAATTAAAGATGCGAAACATACTATATGTGGAAATGAATATAGTCGAGGATCTATATCGGTCAATAATAATGTTTGTTCAAATAAGCCCCTTCAAAAATATACTACAACTGGAAATCAAGGCGAATTATTATTTGAAGACAATTATAACAATTATAATGGTAATTACACAATTATATATGGAAAAGTTAAAACCCAATGCGATGAACAATGTTTAAAAATGACATTAAATGAAAAAGAAGACGGATGTTGTTTTATGGGATATTTTTCAATGAATGGAAATTATATTAGGTGCGAATGGTATCCAGGAACAAAAAGAACCGGAAAAGCTAATGGAGGATGGCATTCAAAAATATGTAGCTATATACCTCATAATACTGATCAAATTAAATTTCCATCTAATTCAAATACTAAATGGTGTGATGATTCACCAGCACAAATGTGTAGAATGGGATGTTCTTCAATAAAATGCGGCGATAATGAATGTGCGTTTAGAGAAGGAAATTGTTGTAGTTATAGTTGTAAATTAAAATCATCTCCAACTCCTGCTCCAACTCCTGCTCCAACACCCGCACCTACTCCAGCGCCAACGCCCGCACCTAGTCCAGAATCAGATACTTCTATACCCGGAAAAGACGAAGTATGGTTAAAAGATACTGAACATACTGGTAAAAGACCAGATTGTCCCTTTATTAAAATAAGAAAAGATGGAGCAAATTATCAATGGCATACCTTAGATAAGTGTAAAAATTTTTGTATAAAAGAAGAAACGGGTAAATGTAATATGCTATCTAGATATGGAGAAGCATTTAAAAAGAGCACAGAATTTTATCATTGTAGATTTTATGCTTGTGAAGATCCATTTGATTTCGAGTGGGTAAAACAAGAACAGTGGGGAAATGGAGCCGATTCAAGTAATACTTATATAATGAGAATAAGACATTATACAGTTGATACAAATTTAATAAATAAAACAAGATGGATAAATAAAACGAAATACATAAATCAAACTAACTACAAAGATAAAATTATATACATTAATAAAACTAGATATATTAATAAAACTAGATATGTTAATAAGACTAGATATGTTAATAAGACCAGATATCTAGATAAAATAAAATGGAATACAAAAATAAAAGAAATACCATATGTTATAAAAGATTTTGGAACGAATAAATGTCCTGAAAAATTCTCTCATATAAAACAAGTATCTGAATGTAAAAAGGCACAAATAGAAGTTGCTTCTGATTTTAGTTTTCAAGGAATCCCGCATCCCGATCATCCTGTATCTGGATGTTATTATGATATATTACATAATAGAGTTTATATGCCACCTGCTAGTCACGAGATGGGTCATCGACATATGGCTCCTATATGTAAAGCAACTTGTTTAAAAATAAAAAATAAGGTAATTACTAGTTATAATAATAAAACAAGATGGATAAATAAAACTAATTATGAAGATAAAATTAGATATATAAATAAAACAAGATATCTAGATAAATTTAGATATTTAAATAAAACAAGATATATAAACAAAACACAATATATAAATGAAGTTAGATATAAAGACAAAATAAGATATGTAGATAAAATCAGATGGGTAGATAAGATTCGTTGGACAGATAAAGAAAGATGGATATTAAAAGAAGAAATTAAATATATAGATAAGGTAAGATGGGAAAATAAGACTGTAAATAATTATATAACAAAAATAATATGGAAAAATAAGACTTTTGTTATTAATAAAACAAATTTTAATTATGTAAATATAAGCAATTATAAAGATTTAAATGAAATAAGAGAAACATTTATGGAAAATAAAACACCAGAATGTGAAAAAGTAGGAGAACAGTTAACACAGCGCGAAGTTATATTTATAGGAATATTTGCTTTTATAGTATTTTGTTTTGGAATGTATGAATTAATATCAAAATGGGATACAATATTAGAATGCTGTGATTGTATTGTAGCATTTCGAGATAATAATATGGAAGATGCTAATCAGAATGAACCTAGTATAAATAATATATTAGAGATACCAGATTTTCATTCAATATCACAAAGATTAAAAGCACCAGATTCAGAAACAACTGATGTTGGAACACAGACTGATCTTAGTTATGAAAAAGAAACTATGCATAATAATCCAATGTATAAGATATAAAGTATAATTTAAAAAATAATTATTTAAATACGAATATACATATATTATTATATGAAGCAATATAATTTTGTTTTTATAACACCATCTTATAATAATGAAAACTATATTAAAAAAAATCTGGATTCTATTATAAATCAAACATATAAAAATTGGAGGATAATATATATTAATGATTGTTCTACAGATAATACATCTAATATTTTAAAAAATAATTATCTAAATAAGTATAATATTGAATTAATTGAAAATAAAAAAAATATGAAACCAGCTTATTCTAGATACATATCAACTAAATATTTAAAAAATACAGATGAGATTTGTATTTTTCTAGACGGAGATGATTGGTTATGCGATGAATATGTTTTACAAAAATTAAATATATTTTATAATGCTTATGATATAAATGCTACGTATGGTAATATGTATGTATATGATAATAAAAAAAATATAGATTACGTTGAAGCACTGGGATTTCCAGAAGAAATAAAAAAAAATAATGCATATAGAAAATATAAATGGGGAACTATACCTCATCTCAGAACTTGTAAAGTAAATCTTTTTAAAGACATTCCTCCTTATATGTTAAAAGATCATAATAATGAATGGTTAAAAGTTAGCACAGATATGGCAATGATGTGGTATATATTAGAAAATTCTGATGGAAAACATAAAAAAGTATCATTTCCTACAGTAGTATATAATATTGAATCATCAAAAAGATTTGAAACTTGTTATAATACACAAACATTAGAATGGAGAAAATATAGAAATAATGTCGAAAATCATTTAAGAAAATTAAAATAAAAATATAAAAGTCATTATATTTTAAAATAATAATAATCAAATGTATAAGATATAAAATATGATTTAAATACATAAATTTATTTAAATAGAATGATTACGGTATATTTACAAGGAGGTCTAGGAAATCAATTATTTGAAATTTTCACTTGTATTTCTTATGCGATGAAATATAATATTGAATTCAAACTACCATTATATAATCAAAATCAAAAAAATCCTGTTGGTCCAACGGGTGCTCATCGCCCTACATATTGGAATAATATGTTTTCGACTTTAATACCATATATATTAGATAATAATGAATTATATAGTAATAAAGTTGTATTTAATGAAAAAGAATTTGAATATAATGAAATTCCGAAAATTTCAGAAGATTTTATTTTATTTGGATATTATCAAAGTTATAAATATTTTAATAATAATTTTCATAAAATTTGTAAATTATTAAAAATAAAAGAACATAAAGATAAAGTTCAAAAAAAATATAA